TTGGTGCGGATCGGGAACGAAAGCATACCGGGGATGTTGTAGAAAACGGTGTCTTCGAGAATCGGCGTGAGAGCCTTGTCTTCTTTTAGGAGATCCATGAAGGCCAACGTCGGGATAAGGACTCCGCCATTGTTGACGCCGTCTTTTTCGGCGGTCGGGGCAGCGTAAACCTTATTGGTGGTGAAGAGGGATTTGTCGATGGCGCGTTGCTGTTCATCGGTTGCCTTCTTTTTGCGGTAGGCGAGACCGAAGGCAAGGTTGATTGCGGAACGAGTGGTTAACTTAAGTTCGCCATCAGCGCCTTTTTCTTCGCCCAAAGCCTTTTTAGCCGTTTCGATGGCTTCGATTGCCGAACTGCGAGTAAGCTCGGTAATTTGACCTTCGATAACACCGCGTTCATGGATGTTTTGGTCGAGTTCCTTTCGGGCTTCGGAGATCGCTTTTTCGTCCTGCGATTCCTTGATGATCTTCTCTAATTCTGCGGCGCGAGTGTTTTTGAGAGCGAGCGCGGCTTTAAGTTGTTCTAAGTTCATGTTTTTTGTTTCCTCCAATTACTTAGATTCATCAGTTTTTGGGATTGAAACCCCGGCCCTGATTTTTGCCATCCTTAAATCCTTTGCGCGTTTTTCACTCTCCAGTTCCGATAGGAATGACTCCACATCCCCCATCGCACGCGTATGGATTTCGGTATTGCTATAGGCGGGCCGCATTACCGTGGCCACGTCAAACAGCCTTGAGATTTTTTGGCGAGTGATAGTGACCTCGCCATCGACAGAGTTGTCGTAATCTGATTCGGTGCCGTCGATTGAGAAAGCAAATGACATTTCGGTCAGAGTCCCGGCTTTAATGCAGCGATAGCAATCTTGGCCTGCTGTCGTTTTCATCAAATTTGTGGTCATACGAAGACAATTTTCGGAAATAGAAAGCACCAAGGAACCCTCTTTCTTAATGTCTTTAATGCGCGTTCTTGCCAACGGAAACTGTTCTTCGGAGTGGTTATATCTAAAATAGGCATCTGACATATCGCATTTATCGAATGCGTGTTTGTCGATTATTTCGTATACCTTTATTCCGTCTAGCTCGAAAAGGAATGTTTTTTGTCCGAAGACAACGGGAGTGCCTTCTACCATTAGGTTTCCGCTATCTTCTGACCCTTCGGTTAATGCCGCCCTCACTTCGAAAGGATGGTGGTAATCTTCAGGATGCTTAATCTTTGCAATCGCAGCCTTGATTTCTTCCAATGATTTAGCCATTTACTTTTCCTCCTTAGGGGTTTTCCCCGTTTGATATTGAGATTGATCTTGAGACTTCACGAAGTTCAGAGATGCTTGTGGATTTTCGCCATCTTCATACGTCGGCAAATCAAGAAGTCTTAGAGCGTCGTTTGGCCTGATGGTCGGCAAACTGGACATAGCCGAAACCATCTGAATTCTTGTTTTCATCGAAACGCATTGATGCGGAGATTTTGGAATGATGATTTTGTTCCCTTTGATTCGCTCATTTTCGGTAAGCATTTTTAGCGTAAGCTGCGCTTCTAGTTTTCTGATGAAAGGCAATTCAGTTCCATTGAAGAATGATTGATACTCGTCCTCATTGAACGAACGGTTAGTCATCTTTTCATTCGTTCCCAAGTAGTTGTAAATGTCTTTTTTGAAACCGCTGGCATCGGCATCGGGAAGCCATTTTCCGGAAATGTTTATAGGGGTGAGGGTCGCTCCAGCCGGGACAACACCGACTCCGTTTTTTGCTTTTGACAAAACATCTTGAAGTTTCGAAGTCATTGCGTCCTGGTTTGAGTCAGAGAATTGGCTGTTAGTCTGCGCCAAGAACCGGATGTATTGGCTTTCCGTAACTGCTCTTTCCGCTCCGGTAGACGTTGCTGCAATGACTTTCAACGATTGGTCTAAGCATTTCGACCTATGAGAAAGGAGATCGGAGACCGATTTATTTCTTTGGACAATAACAAGATCATCGTATGATGCGTAGTGAGTTGAACCGCTTAGGTTGAAACTTGCGTAGATTTTTCCATCTGATTTGCTGACTCCAATTTGGAAGTTGGAATCGTTTACGTCCAATTGCCAAATCTCAATAGGCTCAAGCGTTGGACTTAATAAATCGCGTATAATCCAAGCAATCGCGATGTTGTCGCTGAAATAGCTGTGAGCCATCGATTCATAGAATGTAGGTGCGTCATTTGCTCTGTTAGGTTTTAAGCTCATTAGTTCCGTAAGATGCTTTTTCCCATCGGCGTCATGATCTCCGATAACGCATTTTGGCTGAATGGCGCAAAGGAATTCTGAATTGGTATCAACGCAAGCATTGAATGTGGCGTCCATTTCAGCTTTTGCATCGGAAGACATCCAAAGACCCATCCAGTTGACAAGAGATCCATTGGAAAAAGATTTTTCTTTTCTCCCGCCAAAGATCTTGCTTAAGAAATTACTGATTGCTCCCATTGGACTCTCCTTCCGGTAGGAAATAAGACTTGTTCTGGCAATACGTGTAAAGGCAGTTCAGCAAAACCGAAAACCCGTCAATTTTGTTGCATTTTCTATCGTCTTCTTTTGTAGGCATCATGTTCCCGTTCCGGTCTTCTACTAACTGGACGTTTGAAAGCATCCACATGAAAAGCGGATTGTCGTTTGAAACCAGTCGTTTTTCTTTGAGAAGCGAATAGGCTTCCTGCATCGGTATCGAAAGCGATTTAAAGCCTTGATGAACTTCCTGAAGGCAAGGTACAGGAGGCTTTTTGCTCCATCCCAAAGAATCGATCTCCTCAACGAGATAATCGGCTGAATAAGGGTCGTAATTAATGTTTACGTAGTGGTATCCATGACGCTTGAACTGCGAAAGAAGGTGATTGCTGACATCATGATAATCAATCCTCGATTTCCCGGAGATCTTAAGGAAACCCCTGTCAATCCACGAATCCCATGGAACACCGGCTTGCTTCGCGTATGTTGATTCGAGGAAATCCTCCGTGCACCAGCATTGAAGGACAAGGAGCATCTGATTGCGTTTTTTGTCGAAAATCAGAGTTCCGAAAGCGGTCAAGTCCATGATCTTGGACAAATCGAATCCACCAATGACGTCGCTGTTGTCGAATTCCTTCATCTCCTCTTCCGTATAGGTGAAGTGATTGACGATAAGGTCTCCAGACAGCCATCCAACCGTCTCTTGGCCGACGATGTTCAGGTCTTTCACGAGGAAATCAATCTTCTGATTGGGATTGTTTTTGGCTTGAACCGCCATATCATTCATCGCGACCATGGTTTTGATTGTCCCCAGGGAAGGATTGGCTTTTGGCCAGCAATTCTCGTCATAAGGGTCGTCCTTGGCCGGGCGTTCCTTCAAAGGGATAAGGTCTAAATCGTCGGAGTCGGCTTCGTACAAAACGGGGAAAAGGGAATCGTCTTGAAGGATTCCCAAAATGATCTTCTTGCACATGAGTCGCAAATCATCCCATAGGGCAAGCCTTTTTTTGCCACAGGTTCCCATCTCCCAAAGAATCGGTTCGTCCATGGCGCTTTGGGATTGCATAATCGAGTCCTGCTGCTCTTGCGTCGCCTTGTGGATCTCGTCGATGATGCCGACGAAGAACTCATAGCCGTCGTTTCCGCCTCCGTCCTTGGACTGGTCTTTGGCCAAAGGCTTAAAGGACGAGTTAAGATTCAATGATGCCTTCGTGGAAATGATTGACGGATTGGAATTCTGAATGTCGTAGAAATGGTTTAAAAGGGTCGGCTTCATCCGTATTGCTTTGGCGCACATAGACCAAACGATCTTCGCCTGATCGAGCTTCGAAGCAAGGCACGCGCAGTTGATGCCACCGCCCGTGATCATCATGTACAAAGGGAACGGATAGATCTTCCCGGTCTTTCCGTTTTTTCTTCCTTCTTCATCAACGATGCGGCGGAATCTACGCAAATCCGTGTCGCGGCACTTGATTCCGAAAACGCAATCAAACATTGCCTTTTGGAAATCTAGAAGCTGCAAAGGCTTTCCGTAGAACTTGGGGTTGATCGTGTTAAGGCAAAAGTCCGAAATGAATTGATAGTAGTCACTGGCCGCTTCCGGATCGAAATAATAGCGGTCGCTTTTTCCCTCGATGATCGGCTTTATGTGATTGAGATACCAAGTCTTAATCCAAAAACCAACCGTTACCGAACCGGTTTCAATCGATTTTATGTATCTCTCAACTGCGGTCGTTTCCATTTTCAGGCATCCTTATTGGCTTGCGGAACGATCTTGTGAAGCCATGCGACCCCTGGGTCGTCATCTTCCTTCTCTTTTGCTTTCTTAAGAGAAGCTAGGCGAGTCCTCGCTTCGGGGGTGAGTCCAAGAGCAACCGAAAGATCCATGAAGAGCTTTTGCTGCTTGATTTGGTTCCCTTCCGCCGTCTGAAGGGCGTTCGTGGCGAAGCGGATGTTCTTTAAATGCTCCGAAGGGTCGTCCTCCCACCCTTCTTCATCGAGAACGTCATTTAGTGATTTGCGGAGCTTCGGTATCTGATCTTTGTAATAGAGATATTCGGCAAGCGCATCGCAATACATCGTCAATGCGTTCATATCGAGGTCGCAAAGGATCTCGGCACCAAGATTTTTGTAATTGGTGATCACGTCATCGAAAATCGCCTTAGAGGTTTTGGTGATCCAATCGGGTGGAAGCAAAGCCGAGCCCTTGGCCAAATTCTGCAAGGATTCAGTCCGTTGGGCGATTTTGATCTTCTCGGCTTTTGTGTAGTGATGCTTAGGGCTATAAACCCCGGTGACATTAAGCGGC